ACCACATTATCCAGCCTAGGATGTGATGCAATACCAGTGTCAATCACCATGACCCAAATATCGGTTTTAGACTTCACGATCTTTACAGGGATTGTAAGTTCTTTAGCTTCGGCATACTGATTTACAAAGAAAGCAGCTAATAACACTAAAAGTACAGTCCAGACTCTTTGAGTCCATTTTTCTAATGTTTCCACAATTACCCCGCTAATTTTTGTAGAAGTTCTATAGAAGAGACAGTAGCATCTCTCATGAACTTCTCATAAATTCTGTAGTAAATTAACATGGCTTTCTTTGCGTTAGCCTTTTCCATAGAATCAAATGACCAACTACAATTTTGATCAGGTCTTGCAACTTTTGAATAGACTGTAAAAGTAACTTCGTCAATAGTATAGTCGTCAATATACTCTTGACCTAACTTTTCAATTAAAAGTAGAGTTTTCTTACCTTTAAAACCTTGGAAAATCTTATGAATCTCTTCTTGGATAGCCTCGATTAAAGCCATAGATTCTATTTTAAGTTGTTGACTTTTAAACATAGATTGATTTTGAATATGAATTCTACGGTCCAATTCAGCTTCAATTAAACTATAAATAGGGTCTGATTCTTTTAAAGAGTCTAAAACTATATAAAGAGCATCCTCGCTTAACTTTGTTACGTTTTCGTTTGTTACTTTTAACATATAGCCTCCGTATATATAAATATTACAAAATCCAACTATACTTGTAAAATAAATAAAATGCCAGTACCCACTTAATACAGTAGCCGTTTCACATAGATATGGTTGGTTGATATAATTAATCTTAGATTAAGATGGAGATAAGTTACTATGAATAATCAGATTCCAAGCACTACAAAAGTGTTTCAAATCGATATAGTTGGGTCGGTCACTAAAAAGAGATTTTTAGGTGATTTTGAATGCAAAATTCCGACTATGAAAGATCAAGCCTTAATCGCAAAACACGAAGCCATGTTGAATGGCGAATTCCCAGTTTATCTTAATCAAGGTGTCTTAAAGCTCCATAAATGGATAGCTTATCTTCGTTTTACATTAATAAATACTCCAAGATTCTGGCAAGAATCAGAGCTAGGATATGACCTTCGAGACCCAAATGTGGTTGAAGAAGTTTATGATCAAGTCCTAAAATTCGAACAAGAATGGTATAACGAAATCTGGGGTGTTGAAGAGTTCGAAAAAGAGGCAGCTGCGAATGAAGAAGCAGACAAAAAAGAAGAAGCTTGATCCGTATAAGAACCTAAAAAGATTAGGCTATAATACGAGTCAGCTTCCTGAAAGATATAATAAAGATCAGTTAGTTACTTATGCCAAATTTTCTTTGGCTAAGTTTTCTAAAAGACTACTTAAGGATCCAATTTGGGATGAGTATACCGAAGAGGAGTTATTGATTGAGTTTTTTGCTCACCAATTTGAAGATAATGATAAGCTTCGAATTGAGTTTGAACAAGAGATGAACTTAAATCAAGGTGTAGTAGATGATTTTGCAGCTTGGGCTGATAAGAAAATGGCCGAAGATGCTAAAGAGCGAGAACAAATAATGGGGGAGGCTGAAGACTCTATAAGTTTCAGTCCAGACGACGTAATGGGAGATGATTAATGAGTTCCTCACTGAAGATTTCGGCAGATACATCCGAAGTCAAAAAGTCGATCCTCGATATAGGTAAATCTTTAAAAGATCTTAAAGGTTCTAAGGTTTCTGTATTTAATGCAGAAGATCGTAAATTCATCAAAACTGAAATGAAAAAGGAAATAGCCTTGATGAAAGTCAGGCTTAAAGAGAACCGTGAAGAAATCGCTAAAATGGTATCTGAACAAAAAAAGATGACTCAAGGTTCTAAAGAAGAACTTGAAATTCGTAAAAAGATCTTAGAAGGTTATAAAACTCAAGCTAAATTGGCAAGAGAAATGGGTCAAGCCCAAAAAGCTTCAAAAGCTGGTGGCTCGGTAGACCAAAGTGCTGGTGGAGTTATGGGATCCTTAATGGGATTCTTAAGATTAATTCCTGGAATTGGTGCAGTTGCAACTATAGGTTACGCTGCGATGAAAGGAAAAGCTGCCAATGATCAGTATAAAGCAGGAGCAGTTGACAGAAATAGACTTACTGGTTTAGGTGGCGGTGATCAAAACTTCGGATCTGCCCAAGATTTAGCACGTGTGGGATTGACCGAACAAGAAATGATTCAACGTAGAATTGAAGCATCTTCCCGTTTAGGAGGAGCTGCCACAAATCAATCTGAAATGAGAAACGCTGCGTTTGAAAGAGCATTTGGTCTTGAAGGTGGAATGATGACTGGAATTGCCAGCCAACTTCGTGGATCTTTCGGAGCTCAAGGTGGTCAAGACGCTCAGTTGAAATTACAAGCTTCAGTTTACGCAGCAGGTATTGAGGAGGCTTTAGCACCTTATCTTGAAGCTGCAACTCAATTACTTTCTTCAATTAACGAAACAGGAACCCAACAAACTAATGAAATTACTAGTATGTTGGCGCAACTGACTAAAGACGGTGAACGAACTCCAGAGCTAATGGCTAAAACATTTGCTTCTATTAATGACGCAGTTAAAGGTTCTACCGGTGAACAAAACGCTTACTTGCAAACTGCATTTGCAAGAGCAGGTATTGGTGGCGGTACTTTAGGCGGAACTAGATTTGCTATGGCGTCTGGTGGCATCATGGGGCAAGATCGCGCATCACTTGAAAAGCGTGGCTATAATAAAGATCTTTTAGATCAAATGGAAAAGTCTGGAATGTTTTCTGGAATGGGAAAACGTACTGGTGCTATTTTAGACATGTTTAGACAATCAGGTGGATTAAATCCTGGCCAATCAGTTTCATCAATTACAAATCCAGACCGAATGGTTGGGATGAATAATTTAGCTAATAATATCTTCGGTACTAAAGGCGATCAAGGGTTTGATGTTTTAATGATGCTTGAAAAAGTACAAAACAAACAAATGACTCAGAAACAATTTGATGAAAAACTAAAAGAGATGCAAGAAGGAAAAGACCCTACAGTATCTCGTTTAGATAAGATCAACGGAACGTTGGCTGGTCAAACTGAAGTTTTAAATAAAATCAATACTAATTTAATGGAAACTCTTGGTAAAGAGGCCGTTCAAATGGGAAACCAAGCCACTAGAGTTGATAATGAAGGAATCGTCGGCATCAAGAATGTGGCAGGAGCTGTTAATGATTCCGGTGCTACTAAAGCAGCAGGTGATGCTGGTGCTGGAATCGGTAAATTCATTAATGACGGTAAAATTGGTGAAGCACTATTTAACATGGGTGAAAGACACCGTACGAATATGTTAAACCAATCTATGTCAGATGATGCAATAGTTAAGAAGGCTAAAGAGAGATACCGTAAAGGTGAAGCTTTTAAAGGTTATAAAGATGAAGCAGAAGTTGAAGCTAAAATTCGTGAATCTTTAAAACAGCAAAGACCACCTACGGCTAAAGAAATTGGAAAAGAAGTTGCAAATGCTCTTAAAGAATCTCCAATTATCAACAATAATAATATGAAAGTACAGATGCCGGATGGTAAAATCACCGACAGGACTGGTAATTAATGGCTAATAACGAGAATAAACTGTCAAACGAAGTTAAGCATATACTACCTCAGTGTAAGGTGGTGGTTTATCCATGGCAAGAGATCTTAAACGATCCAAATCTCTCAGATGACAAACTAGCAGCTACTACTCGTTTAGATATTTCTAGTCAAGTCCAATCAGTGACATATCAAAAGAATATGGGGTCTGCTGCTGGATCGTTCTCAATTCAGCTTACAAACTCTCCGAATTACGGCACTAATGATTGGAAAGACATTATTAAGCGTGGATATTGGGTTGTAATATATATGACTAACGATGGAGATTTATCTTTAAATCCAGTTGTTGGTCCTAATATTTCTAAAAATAAGAAACAAGAGGCTAAGAGAATCCGTTGCGTCGGTTACGTAGAACGGGTTTCAGTTACCGGATCCACACAAGAAAACAGATCTATTGATATTACTTACACTGTGACTGGTCGTGATTTTGGGATTGTATATGAAGAAACCAATATTTGGCACAATCTATTTGCATTCGATAAAATCATGTTGGATTCAATTGCTCAAACTAAATTGAATATTACTGGTAACGTTAGAGTTCACGATGCTTTAACTTTAATCCACGATTTATTTTACTTTCCATCTAAAATTCCAGGAGCTAAAGTCAACGATAATAAATCATTGCTGTCTATAGGACTTCAATGGCTTCTTCCAAAAGAAATGTTAATCGATATTGGATTTAATCTCTCAGGAGTTACAAATGGCACATACTGGGGAGCACTTCCTGGAGTATTTAAAGCATCACCTACTGGAGCAGGTATTGCAGTTGAACAACCTGGTGATTACTTAAATGGTAATGCTTGGGATCAATTAAAACGATTATCAGTTGCACCTTTCCATGAGTTATTTACAGAACTAGATGATAATGGACTCCCTAGATTAATTTTTAGACCTATTCCTTGGGGTATTGATCAAGATAAATATCCAAAGAATAAACAAAATATCCCACTTTATAAAGACATTAAAGAGATCGTAACTGTTCCAGCTGTAGATCTTTATGACTTTGATTTAGGTGAGGACGAAAATTCACGATATAATTCATTCCTTGCAACTGTATCTACAACTCTAATTAATACAGAAGACAACATCAGTCTTTTAACTGGTAAAGGTTTTCCAAAGAATAACTCAGCTTCTATTAGACGCCATGGTTTTAGACCTATGCATGTTACAGTAGACTCGATTGTTAAAAATGAAGAACTAGGTAATGGTTCTGCAGATCAACAGCAATTAACAGAATTCAATGAAATTCTATATGATTACTGGAATAATGCAGTGTTTGCTGAATCTGGATCAGTTACTAAATTAGGAACTAATGATTTAAAAATCGGTAAAGTTATGAAATTTAAAGCCGATGTTCCTTATTTATCATCTAAACGATATTATATTGAAGGTTATACTGATACATTTATCGTTGGAGAAAAACGTGAACGAGAGTGGACTCAAGAGGTTAATTTAACCAGAGGTTTCGAAGAAGCTGACTTAGCTGCTAAGAAGGGTTTCTTAAGTAGAAATACCACATTTACTCAATCTGGAAGCTTTATTAAAGGTGAAGGGGAGAATAAATAATGAAACGCAGATGGAACGGTTCGATTCAATCTTCTAATACTCCATATTTTGGAGCACCAGGTACTTCTAGAACTGATTATGCACTATATAGATGCATGATTATTCAAGTCCATTATGTGGATGATCCACAAAACATTACAAAGAACTCTCAAAATCCAGAAGTGCTTTATACATGCATCATTTTAGGTGGGGCTGCGACTGGTCAACAGATTTCATTTTGTAGACTTGCTCAATATCTAAACTATTCTGAAAGAACATTAACCCCATCTTCTAAAGATCCAGCTAAAGTTAAATTAAGTCAACACGATGGTGATATTGTCTGGGTTCAATTTGTTCAAGGGCATGATGCGTATCCTATAATTATAGGTCTTGCTAAAGGTTTGACTGATAAAACAGGTGCTAAAAAGGCAGATGGTCCAAGACTTATTGAAGAGTATAACGGTTTAATCCGTAATATAAACAATAAAGGTGAAATCACTCAGACTATGATGGGTGGAGCTGTTAAAGACGGACGCTTTACAGCAAATAAAGAATCTATAATTAAACAAGAGTGGCTTTCTACTGAACAACTTATTCATACTTTCAAGAGTGGTTTAAAACTTACAATTGATGGTAAGAACGATAAAGTTACTCAAAAATTCGCTGGTGGTTTAGAAGCGTCTTACGATGGTAAAAACGATAAAGCTGAAATTAAAACAGCAGCTGGAGCCGTAATGACTATTGATGGTAAAGGCTCAAAGATTACAATTAAAACTGGATCCACTGAAGTAACAATCGACGGTAATTCAGGTAAAATCACATTAAAAGGTGAAATGATCGATTTAGGTGCTTCTGTATCTGACTTCGTAACTCAATTCACCCAACTTGCTACAGCGTTTGCAACTCATATGCATTTGTATTCTCCAGGGCCTGGTGGTCCTACTCCAACATCTCCACCGATGGCTCCGTTATTAACAACTGTAGGAAGTCAAACAGTAAAGGTACAACCATAATATGCCAGGACCTACTTTATCACCAGCAGAAATTGCTCAATTGCAGAAAGAAAAAGCCAAAGCTGAATCTGCAGCCGCTACTTATGCGGCAGCAGTTGCAGGTCAACAACAGCGTGCAGCAGAACTTGCTGTAGCTGATGGTGCTTTTAAGAAATTCTTTGATTACTATAATAATGACATCATTGGTAAATACGATTTAGAAAGACGCTGGATTAATGGTTACACTCTAACAAGTCCAGTTACCGAAGCAGACATTATCAATTGTGCTAACTTAGGTGGTGGAAGATTACAACCAGCTCTTCCGGCAACTGATGTAATTAGAATATCTCAGTTCGATGGTACACCAAGTACCACTGACCCAGATAACGAACTTCAACATATTACTGATCAAGCTCCTAAAGAAACTGTTTTAGTTTCAGGTTACGGTGGAACTGCTCCAGCGTTGACAGTAGTATGTTTTTCAACTTTATCAGCTGCATCTACAACTTTGACTCTTACCGATCCTGCAGCTACGTTTTCTCTTACTCCAGGAAACGTTTATGTTGTAAAACATACAGGAACAATTGCAGTATTTAAAGTACTTACTTTTGTAATGCAAACTTCGCCAGTTCCTCCACCATATGTGGCCAATTTAACTATTCAAATGATCGTACCACCTACTGGAACTATTCCAACAGGTAAAACGATTGATGTATTTACTGGTTTTAATAACACTGAAAGAACGAATAAAACCGCTACAGTTGAACCGTTATATCAGCCTTTAATGGATTATCTAATTTTAGATCTTCAAACCCACATTAATACTAAGAGAATTCCCGTATTAAATAATCAATTAGCTGCGATTGCGGCTAATCAAGATCCAGATGGAGCGGCTCAATTATTAGCTGCGTCAGGTAACGTAAATGCATCAAAAACGTTCCTTACAAATTATTTAGTAACGACTGATATTTCTAATACAGGTCTTGCTTCACTTGCTTCTGAAAGAGCATCTAGAACAACTCAAGCCAACACTCGAGTGGGCCAAATTATTGCAAACTACACTGGTCAATCTAAGAATTACTATAATGAAAGATACAACGCAGCTAACAATCGAGCTAATACTTCTAGAGGAAGTTTAAGATTACAAAAGAATGCTGAACAGGTAGCTTCTCAGTCTCAAGGGTTTGCTGATACTCTTACAGCACAAGCAGGAGCCATCGGCGATATACTCCCTTAATTTGATACAATTATAGTTAGATTTAAGATGGAGATTTTGTGGCTTTTGGGATCAATGATTTAATCAATAACATTCAGGGTTCATTGGACGGATTGATTGCCGACTTTAAAGGTGAATCAAATAAAGTCGTTCAGTATCACCAGGGTGTAGCCGAATTTAAAGCTATTCAATCTCAACTTAATCCTGAAAATTGGTCAAAGTTAAGTTTTCCATATACTTTTTCAGTCATTAATTTAAAGAATCCAAACGATAATGGTGGTTTTTCAGACTTCCAACTACCTTTGGCGCCTTCAGCTATAAATCAAAAAGAACAACCAGCTATCTCTATAAAACCGTCTCAAGGTGGTACAACCGTTGGCCATTCTGGAATGTCTTATGGACAATTAAACATAAATGGAACTACAGGTCTTGCACCATTCCGTGGCGAAGGCGGAGTTAATCGTAAAACTGGTGAAGCTATACTTCAACCTAAAGACTTAAAACATAAGTCAGGATACGAAGTTTTCATACATTTAAGAAATTGGTTTAGAACTTACTATCAATTTAAAAAAGTCAGAGGTCAAAACGCCAAAGACTATGTTTTAGTTTTTAAGAACTATAAAGATGGAGAGTTTTTAATTGTTGAACTTGAAGATTTCGAAATGGATCGTCAAGCTGCCCGTTCTTTATTATATGACTATAAGATCCAATTCAAGATACTCTCTCACTTTACATTCAAAAACCCAGCATCTAAAACAGGTTTCTTAGCGGATACTGATGCTTTTATCAATTCAGCTTTAGACAAAATCAATACAGCTCGTGGGGTATTTTTAAGAACCCAAGGTATACTTCGTCAGATCGAATCTACGTATGATGCTTCAGTTCTTGAACCACTTCGCCAATCTACTTTAGCAATTAAGTCACTTTTAGGTGTACCTATAGTTGCCGCTGATATTTCATCTAGAACGATTGTGAATACAGTTTCTACAGCATCAGCTTTATTAATTGCTTCTAGAGAAGCTGTTAATTTTGCCACATTACAGGCTACTGGATCTTCTGAGACTATTCAAGAGATCGAAGGCTTATTGGATAAACGATTATTTGGTACTAAAAATACATTACAAAAGACTTTTGACGCCGCTAATCAACAGATGAAACAAAAAGGTTCATCAGGCTTCTCTGTATTGGGTGGGTTAATGATGAAGATGGATGCTGGACAATTCCCAGAGAAAACTTTATCAATGACTGCAGAAGAACAGTCTAGAGCGGTAGAACTTCCTAGAAATTTCTATGAACAAGCTATTGAGTCTTTAGAACGGGTAAAGAAAAATGCAGAGGACTATTTTAATCTTGGCTCTACTTCTTATGATAATATTTTTGACCGAACCTCAACTCTAAATGCAGATTTTACTAAAGTTCCAACTAATGATGAATACGACATGTTGAACGCGTTTAATGAAGCAATCATAGGTCTTAATTTGTTGTTATCAACGACCGATATGTTTAAATCTTCTTTCGATGAGAAGGTTCAAGATATGGTTAACCGATTTGACGGTAATATTGAGTTGTTTGCAAATCAAGCTGTTAAACAGATTAAGCTTCAGCAAGGTACTACTTTAGAACGTTTAGCACAACAAGAACTAGGTGATTCAACTCGTTGGGGTGAGATCGTTGAAGTAAATGGACTTAAAGCTCCGTATTTATCAGATGATCCTAATGAATCTAGAGATGGTGTTTTAGGACCTGGTCGTAATATTTTAATTCCAATTCCTGTTCAAAACGGTTTCAGTCAAGTTCCTGTAGGTAAAGAAAATAAGCTTACTAAGAATATGTCTGAATTAGAAAGATCTTTAGGTACAGATTTAAAGATCAATAAAGACTTTGACTTAGTCCTTACTTCTTCAGGAGATCTTGAACTTGTGGCTGGAGCTGATAACATGGCTCAAGGAACATTACTTAAATTAAGTTATGAACCTGGTGAAGTTATGCTTTACCCAGAACTTGGGTCTGGTCTAGTAGTTGGTAAGAAGTTTCCTCCAATTGAGGATATTAAAGACCGTATCACAAATTCATTGTTACAAGATAATCGTATCCACAAAGTGGCTGACTTAAGTTTGATTAGAGATGGTGGAGCTTTATATATTAGTTTCAACTTACATATCAAACAAATTGACATTCCCGTACCAGTAAAAATTAAGGTATAAAGGTGTAATATGGCATTAGTATTAAAATCAGAACGTCAGATACAAACCGAAATTCTAGCAAGATTGATTTCTCAATTAGGTCTTAATGACGTAAATCCAGGATCTGTTGTTGACGTTTTAACTCAAGCAGTTGCTCAACAAGACTTTGCGCTTTACTACCAAATTGCTCAAGTTTCAAGATTAGTAGACATTGATTCGTTAACTGGTGATGATCTTGATAATAAAGCATTTGAATATGGTATGGAACGCCTTCAGGCTGAAAAGACTAAAGGCTGGATTACTATTTTACGTCCTTCTGGGTTCGTTAAAGTTTCAACTACGTTTTATGCAGGTTCACCTGCTCCTATTTCTGGCGACACTCAAATCGATGTAAATGATGCGTCTAATGCTTTGATTGGTACATCTGGTACTTTAATTTTAGGTCGTGGTACGAATAATGAAGAACAAGTTCAATATATACTTGCTCCTGTAAATAACACTACATTTTATCGTTTCGTATTAGTTAATCCTTTGACCAAAGATCATGCAGTTGAAGAGACTGTAATTCTTCGCCAAGGTAACGACGAAATCATTCTAGCAGGAACTACCGTAGTTGTGCCTGCGACTGGTGCTTCTTCGGAGATCCAATTCCAAATTGATAATGATACTACGTTACTTGCAGGTGAAGATAAAGTTGAAGACGTTGAGGTAACTGCAATTGAAGCAGGTTCTGCTGGAAATATTCCAGTTGGTGCTATTGACGGTGAAACCGCTTTCCCTTCAGCACCGTTTACTGGAGCTCGTGCTAGAAATGATGTGAAGTTCACAACTGGTCGAGACAAAGAGTCTGATGACGAAATCAGAGACCGTATTAAAAACTACGTACAAGGTATTTCAAAAGCTGTTAAACAAGCTATTTTAAATGCAATCGTAGGTATTGTTGACCCTGAATCTGCAAAACGTGTTGTTTCTGCTTCAGTGGTTCTTCCAATAGTAGAAGCTGGCGCTGTTAAAGTTTATATTGATGATGGTACTGATTTTGAACCATCTTTCTTAAGTCAAGGTTTTGAAATCGTATTAGGATCTTCTACTGGTGGTGAACAACGTCTCCAAGTAGATCGATTCCCGATTGTTAAAGCTCAATTAGAATCCAATTCAGCTGAGTCTTATGATATGTCCGGTGGTGCTAAGACTTTTATTATCCAAGTTGGAACTATTCAAGAGACCATCACTTTTAATCCTGCAGATTTTAGATTCCCAGACATTGCTACCGCTGAAGAGGTGGTTGCTGTTATTAACGATAAATCGACTTTAATCGAAGCTAGAACATCTCAAATTGGTAAGTATATTTTGATCACTGCAAAACGTGATGAAAATGAATCTATCCAAGTTTTAGGTGGAACTGCGAATGCTATTCTTAACTTCCCACTAGATAAAAAAGACACTATCAACTTATATATAGACGACGTTAAAAAGTCTAAAGATGGTGAAACCGCAATCCTTGATTCTGGAAACCAAGCTCCATACAATTTGGATGCAATCGGAGCATTTCCTCATGAATTAAATATCACTGTTGACGGTAAAACAGCAAATCCTTTAGTTGCTTCTTTTGGATCTTTAGATGCTGCTGACGTAAATGCCGTAACTGCTGCTGAAATCTGTACGGTTTTAAATAGAGATATTCCTGGAATTATCGCTACTCCAATTATTTCTGGAACTAAGGTAAGAATCGAATCATTAACTAAATTATCTTCTAAGTCAAAATTAGAAGTTACTGGTGGTTCTTTAAATGACTCTACAAATGGTCTTAACTTCTCAACATCTGAAGTTGTTGGTGTAGACGGTGATTATACATTCAATAGAGAACTTGGAATTATCGAGTTAGCTAATCCACTTGGAATTAACCAATCTGTAACTCTTGGATCACTTTTTACTAGAGGTAAATTAAGAGCAACTCAGTCTGAACTATATGCTCCAGCCAACGGCCAAACCCTTGTGATTAGTGTTGACGGTGGTGCAAATCAAACCATCACATTCGATGCTACATTTACGGGTGGTAAAACAGCTGAACAAACTGCTTTATTTATCAATAACCTTTTAGAAGGTGCAACTGCGATTGTTCGTGAAATTGGTGGATTGTTCTACTTAGAAATCAATACCAATACATATACAACTGGTGGTTCAATTGAAATTAAAGGAACATCTACTGCAAATTCTGCTTTTGGTTTTAGTCTTGATACTGTTAGCACATCTGGAGAGCCTAATAAAGCTTACTTAGTTTCTTCGTCAGTTGCTCCTTATGATTTTGCAGAAGCCGATTCTTTAGTTGCTGTTATTGATAATGACATTGTAAATAATACGTTCTCAATTCCAATGAACTATCCAGGAAATACTACTCTTGGTGTAAGTAACTCTGTATTTAGAGATTCGTCTTTAGGAAATATATTCCCATCTAACGATGAAATTAAAGATTTCTACGTTGCATTTAAAACTGGACCAAATACTCTTTCTGGAGTAATTGAAACAGTTGCTGATCAGGGTTCAAACGTTTTTAGATATACCTTCAATCCAGTTCCTGGAAGTTTTGCATCTTTTGCAGTAATCGGAAACTTATTTAATATCCAAAACTTAGATGACTCTGAGAATAACGGATATTTTGTAATCGTTGGAGCTGGTGCTGATTACGTAGATGTTTTAAATCCAGATGGACTAAATGCATCAGGTCAAACTGGAACTGCAATCTTAAGTCAACGTAGAAGAATTACAGCATTTAACCAATTGACTGGTCAAATTACAGTTAATGCTAACTTCTTCGCTACTCCAGTTGCTGGAAACCAATTCATAGTTATTCCTTCAACTATTAACAATTTAGTTAAATACATCAAGAATACGAAGATTACGTCTTTCACTCTTAAGGGTATTGTTGAAGGTGTTGAAGCAAATACTAAGCTTCAATTATCGTCTAAATCTCAAGGGTCTGATGGTTATGTCCAAGTAACCGGTGGTAATGCAAACCGTGAGTTAAACTTCAGCACTGTTGTTTACCGAGGTCTTCAAGCTTACTCTTATTGGACTGGATTGTTAGCATTGGTTCACAAAACGATCTATGGTGACGATTCTGATTTAGCTTCTTATCCAGGTGTAGGTGCTGCTGGAGTTATCTTTAGAGTTCTTGCTCCGACAGTCCGTAACATTCAAGTTGAACTTGACATTACTCTTCAAGAGGGTATCTCAATTGCGGCTGTTGAAAATGATGTTAAATCTGCAGTTGTTGGATATGTAAATACTCTAGGTGTTGGTGAAGATGTTATCATCGAACGAATCAGAGCTGCGGTTATCGCAATCCCTGGAATTATTGATGTGGTAATCAACAATCCTACTGCAAACATCGCTATTGCTGATAACGAAAGAGCTGACGTTGCAGATCCAGACATTTTGATAGGATAATCCAATGGCTGATAATATTAAACGGTATCAAAACACGCTTCCAAAGGTATTTAACCCTGAACAAAACAGGGTTATCTACGCACTATTATATGCAATTTCTAAATCAGATGATGACGTTGAATTAGCTGTTGAAGAAGCGAAGAAACAATTATTTGTAAGAACTGCAACTGGTAGAAACTTAGACCGATTAGCCAATTCTTTAGGTGTCGAACGCCCGCCTACTTTAGGTCTTACGGATACTGAATTTCAGAATTTGATTCCTAATTTATCATTAAAACCTAAGAATATTCGTAAAGCTTTTTATGATACTGCTGATGTATTCTGGGGTCCTGCCTTCTCAAGAGCTAACATCACGACTAATAATTTTGCACCGTATAACGTCAATGTTGGAGACGTAATTGAAGTTCAAATTGATTTAAGAACTAAACAACAAGTAAAAGTTTTAACGGGTGAAATCGCTGCTCCAGGTGCTGCTACTGCTGAAGAAATGCAGAAGATACTTTCAAGAATCAGAGGAGCTACTGTTTCCATTATCGAAGATGCTTTAAGTGGCGATAAATCTATTAACATTAGAACAAACACTCCAGGACCTACTGGTAAGGTCGAGATATTCAGTTCATCGATGATTTCTACATTGAAATTAGATTTCACTCCTGGAGATTATGACATCCTCGATTTAGACCAACGTGTGGCGATCTATAATACTAATCCAAATGAACTTTTAATTGAGATTCCAGCCATAGTTCCAGCCTTAAGACGTACTCTTAAAGGATCTCATCACTTTCACAGTGATTCCACAATTGAACCAGCTCGTGGGACTGTTCAGGGTATTTGGCAAGGTTCATTTCTTTTTAATCCGAATGGATCTGTAAATACTTTTACAATTACTAAACAAAAAGCCAATCTTCAACAAGTCATTTCAAAAGGAAATGTTTACACTTCGATTGCGGTCGATTCAACTACACTTTTCTTGAATCCATCTGGTGAGTTGATTTTTGGTTTTGGTACTCCAGAACAAGAAGGTCCAGTTAAATACCGTGGGATCCCAAATACCTCAACTATACTTTTAGATCCAAGCTATACTTTTAAGAATAATCACCCAGTAAATACAGTCATCAACGTGATTTCAAAACGTGAACCTTATGTTCCAGTTCGTTCGGGTAAAGACTTAGCTATCTATTTGACTTCACCTTCTGGTGCCCGAGAGATTGTTCAGGACATTCTTAGAACATTAGCCGCGGCTGGAATCATTATTAACTTTAAGATCTTAGCTCCGCGCTATAAATACGTAATAGACAATCCGTATATTACAGAAGACGATGCTCCTACAGAATGAGATATAATTAGGAGCAATGAAACATTGCAATAAATGTCACCAAGACAAACCATTACATGAATTTTATGATTTTAAGGGAACTAAAGACGGAAAACGAAATGGATGTAAGTCTTGTTGGCAATTATACAGAGATCAAAATAAGCATTTAAAGCATCAACATTATTTAAACAATAAAAATGAAATAATCTCCAAAATCAAAGAATATGAATTAAAAAATAAAGACAAAATGAGATTATACAGAACTAACTATACTAGAGAACGTTTGAAAAATGATGCAAAATATAAAATTGCCTTCATTCTAAGAACTAGGTTAAGGCAGGCTTTAAAAAATCACTGGAAATCAGGATCTGCTGTAAAAGATTTAGGTTGCTCGATTCAAGAACTTAAAGTCTATCTTGAATCCAAATTTCAACCAGGAATGACTTGGGATAATCATGGAAAGTGGCATATAGATCATATCATACCTTTATCCGCTTTCGACTTAACTAATAGAACTGAATTTTTAAAAGCTTGTCACTATAGTAACTTACGACCTTTATGGGCTTTGGATAATATTAAGAAAAGCAATAAGTTAGTTATGGTTGATATAATAAACCCAGATATAGATTAGGAGATTAAACCGTGGGAATTCTTTCAAGACCAAGATTTTTACCTCAACAACGACTAGATCTAGAAGACGTAAACGCGCTTTTAGCAGCTCTGCGTACCGATTCTAAGCTTTATACTAAACAGTTTCTTTCTCAAACTAACCTTATTTATAAGGGTTTTTCTGTTACTGGTATCGGCTTAAAATCTGCGACTGTCAATATGGCAGATGCTACTCTTATCATTCCTCAAAATAACAATGATTTTTCATGGTTTACTGCAGCTCCTTCTGAGCCCAACATTGTTATTCCAGATGCTGATTTAGCTGATGGAACTAGAAACTATGTTGAAATTTCCCTAACTACAGAGAACAATACTCCACTTACAAAAGCATTTTGGGATCCAGAAGCAAATTCTGGTGCAGGTTCTGAATTCAATCAAATCGTTGCGACAATCACTGATTTAAAAGTCAACATGGTCGTTTCTACTGGTGGTTTCTCTGGATCACCTGATCGTTTACCTCTTTGCATTATTGATGTGGATGGTTCTGGTAATATCAAAACTATATTCGATCGTAGAAATCTATTTGGACGCTTAGCAACTCCTGTGAATATTGATAATAGGTTCACTTGGGGTACAAAAGTAGAACCAGTTTACAGCATGACTCTTACTGGAGTTACTGGAACTTTTGTAGCTAATGAAACCATCACAATCGGGTCTGAGACTGCGAAAGTAGTAACTGGCGGTACTGGTTCAATTACATTTAATATTCCTTCTGGTATTGGTTTCTTTCCTGGTGACGCTGTAACTGGTGGAACTTCTGGAGCAACCGGTACTGTAAACACCGTATCTGAATCATTTACTGGTGTTGATAAAAACTTAAAGACGCAAAAAGACATTAATGACGCGTTAATGACAGAATTTGCTTTAGAAGTTCCACCAGTT